GACTTTGTTCAAATATATGGGCTGAAGAGTTAACTCATATTGAAGGAATAACTCAAGGAACACCAATAGTTGAATTTTTAAAACTATATGCGAGTAATAAATTCACATCTGCTCCTAGTATAAAAAGAGCAAGAGCAAAGTTACAAGAAGAACAACCAGAGTTTAGAGGTAAAAAATACTATTTAAGAAAAGGTAAATATCAAGATGAGTGGCGCAAAGACTTAGGGTATGGCAATTAATTATAGAAAACTATATGAAGAAAACAACGGTAAAATTCCAGAAAATTGGGAAGTTCATCATATAGATTTTAATCATAATAATAATAACTTAAAAAATCTTATTGCTATTCCTTCTATGGTTCATATGATTATACATCAATCTGGATTTATTCCAAGAGATGAAATTGAGAATTTAATTCAAATATATGAAGACAATAAGCAAACTTAAAAAAGAACTTGACAAATGGTTCAGTCTCTATATAAGAATCAGAGATTCACGTAATGGACTTGTACAATGTTTTACCTGTGGCTGTGTAAAACCTTATAAAAAAGGAATGCAAAATGGTCACTTTCAATCCAGAAGTTTTTTAGCTACAAGATTTAATGAAGAGAATTGTCAACCCCAATGTGTAGGCTGTAATATGTTTAAACAGGGGGAACAATATAAATTTGCTTTAAATTTAGATGCTAAGTATGGTGAAGGAAAAGCTGAAGAACTAGAATTTTTAGCAAGAACAATAGTTAAATTTACTAGAGTAGACTATGAAGAAAAGATCAGTTATTACAAAGATCTTGTTGAAAAGTTAAAAAAAGCAAAAGATATTTTGTAAACTTTTACATTAGATTTGCGTATGCACAAAACAATTTATGCAAATCAAAAACATAAACAAGCAATAGAAACTTACTTATTAATGTGTAAAGAGTTTGTAAAAGAAACCAGCACAAAAGTAAGATACAAAAATTATCTTGATGTTATTGGTTTGATAATTGAATATCATAATAACTATGGATCTGGAGTTAAAGAAAATAATTTTTGGGATTGGCTAATGATAATACCAATTAATGTTTCTGCAGCAACTAATGGTTATTTTGCAGCCTTAGAAACAAAAAGAAATACATCTATTATCAGAGCATATAAAGTAGTTTTAGATGAAATACTACAAGAGACAGTAGATAAAATTGATTCAATAGAACCAGATAATGAATGATATATATAAAAAAATAGCAAAATTATCTGATAAGTTTAGGAGGATGGCTTATGGACTTACAACAGATAAAAACAAAATTGATAATGCTGTTCAGGAACTTATGTTATATTTTTTACAAATGAATCAAGATATACTTCAGTCTATTTATGAAAAAGATGGAATAGAAGGTATTACGAAGTATGGAGCTGTAGCTCTTAGAAGATCTTTGACAAGTACAAGATCTAATTTTTATTATAAATATGAAAAGTATTACACACATATTGACAGCTTTATTTATAATTGCACTAAAACTCATAGTAATATTGATTATGTACCTAGCGATTCTAATAGCAAAAATTTGTATAATCTTCCAAATGAAAAAGTAAATAACTGGCAATTAACAAAGCTAGAAGAAATTGATATTGCCTTACAGGATCTTAATTGGTATGATAAAAAAGTTTTTGAGCTTTATTATTTTGAAGGAAACACTCTTGATTCTCTTGCTAAAAAAACAAGCATTAGTAGAAATAGTTTGTTTACTACAATAGATAAAGTCAGAGATATATTAAAAAAAAAATTAAATGAATAAGTTTTTTGTTACAGATGATATTTATAATGATAGAATTTCTATTTGTAAAAGCTGTGTATATTATTCAAAGACTTTAGGGCAATGTAAAAGATGTCTTTGTTTTATGAAAATAAAAGCTAGATTGGCACCAATGTCTTGTCCTGAAAAGTATTGGAATAAAACTACAGAAGTAGACACACCTGATGATTTGCCACAACATTTAATAGATGAAGTATTAAATATTTGGATTGATATAAGACCAGGAAAAGCAAAAAATGTATCATCTAAAAAAAAGATGATTGAACTATATAATGCAATACATAATACAAACTTCAGTAATACAACTAATTGCGGTTCTTGTTTATCTACTTGTTATGATGGAATAAAAAAACTATATGAAAAGTACAAATAAAAAATTAATTTAAAATTTAAAAATGACAAAAAAAGAAGATTACAAGAAAACGCCTGAGCCTTTATATTACTCAGGAACTAAATATGGTTACTCAGCTAGAAAAGTAGTTGAAGACTTTGAACTTGGATATAATACAGGTGTAGCAGTATCGTACTTATTGCGTGCAGGAAAAAAAGAAGGCAACCCAGCTGAACAGGATATACAAAAAGCAATAAATCATTTACACTTTGAATTAGATAAACTATATAAAAAAAGTAATATTAAAACAGGAGCACTAGCACAATGACTTTATATACTTGTAAATGTTGTAAAGAAAGCAAAGAAGTTTCTAAGGCTAAAATAATTTATGTAGATAATTCTTGGGTCGCAGATATTATATGTAGTTGCGGCAAATATATGGACAGTAAACCAGAAGAGGGAATGCCAAGCCTTAGAAGAACTGAGTCTACACTAACTAATAGAAATAAGTTGTGGGATGGAGCAAAAGAGAAACTATGCGGAGAGAGAGGCATAAACGAATCATTTAATTAAATGGACACAAAGCTAAGAATACCAGAAAACCCAGAATTGATAGCTAAGCAAGTTATAGAATATTACTTTAAATATACCGAATCAAATAGTCTAAAAGAAATAGAAGAAATATTTGACATTTCACCTAGAAGGATTAGAAAGATAATAAGTAATGAATTAAAGTCAAGACTTGATAATAGTTTACTTAGAAGATGCGCTAGACATTAAAGATAAAAATATGAAAACTAAGATAATATTATTTTGGAGCACCTTTGATATAAATATAGATAAAGACTATAAAAGCTGGATAAATAAAAAAATAAATATTTCAGCATTTCATTTTCTTACATTAAATTCACATACTAAACTAAAAAACAATACGACTCTATATACATATCAAAAATTTAATACAGGACAAGTGCCTGAAGGAATACAAGTAAAAGATGCTAATGATATTTTTGATTCTAAACTAGCATTTAATTCTTTAATAAAAGGTCATAGTATTGCTCATATTTCAGATGTAGTCAGGCTGAAAGTTGCTGCAGAAAATTCTGCAATTGTTTTAGATATGGATGCTGTTATACTTAAAGAACTACCAGAAGATGATATATGGTTTGCATCTATGCCAGCAAAACTAACAGGTGGACTTGCTCCAAAATGGGGTGATGCTCACCCTCCATTACATATTAAAGATCTAAGTTGGGATGGTAAGGCATTAGCATCATTTCCAATTAAAATTAATAATACCATAAGTAATAGCATTTTATTATTAACAGACAAGATAATTAAAACATTAAGTGAAGATCCTAAACAAAGCTCATCAGCTTGGAATTATATATTATGGGGTGTAAAAAAACTAATGAGTATTAATATTAGATCTAAAGTATACAAACCTATTTATTTTTGCCCCCTACCAGCTTGGTTACGAAAAGGGAATTGCTATTCTTTAGAGTACCCTTCAAGGCTAGATGGTAAAACAAAACTATTTGGAAATACACTACCAGATATAAATGAGATATTTGAAAAGTCTTTTATAGTACAGCATTTCTTTGAAAGCTCTGCTCATAAGCAAGGTGGCTATGGAGTTACTTCTGATGAACAAGAAAATAACGAAGTATTATTTTGGAAAGACTTACATAAAAATTCTTTACTTGGACTTGAAGCATATTTTATACTAGGAAAAGATTGGAAAGAAACTTTAACAAATAGAGCAATAGAAATTAATAAATAAAAAAATGAAACAACAAATTAAAATTAGTGAAGTAAAAGGGAATCCAAGCAATCCAAGAATTATTAAAAATGATAAGTTTCTTAAATTAGTAAAGTCAATACAAGAGTTTCCAGAGATGTTAAAACTCAGACCAATAGTTGTAGATGAAGATATGGTAGTGCTAGGTGGCAATATGAGATTAAAAGCAAGTAAGGCTGCAGGACTTAAAGAAGTATGGATTGAAGTAGCTGAAGGACTGACAGAAGAACAAAAAAAAGAATTTATTGTAAAAGATAATGTAGGATTTGGAGAATGGGAATGGGATATGTTGGCTAATGAATGGGATAGTGTAGAACTAGCAGAGTGGGGTTTAGATGTATGGCCAAATGAAGATGATGTAAAAGAACCAGAAGATATGCTATCAAAAAATATAAAAGCACCTGCTTATGAGCCTAAAAATGAAAAGCCTATTGAATCAGAGTTATTTAATGAAGATAAAACAAAAGAGCTTATAAAAAAAATAGGACTTGCAAATATAACTAAGCAAGAAAAGGATTTTTTAATAAAAGCAGCTTATCGTCATACAGTTTATAACTATCAGAATATAGCAGATTTTTACGCTCATTCTAATAAAGAGGTGCAAGAATTAATGGAAGATTCAGCATTAGTTGTAATAGACTTAGATGACGCTATTAGTAATGGCTTTGTAAAGTTAACAGAAAATATACAAGAATTATACAAAGAAGAATATGAGTAAAGATCTAGCAGTATTTATTATGGTACACGGCAGACCAAAAGGAATGAAAACATATCAGACTTTACGTAAGCAAGGATATACAGGAAAAATTTTTTTAGTTGCTGATGACTTAGACGAAACAAGATTTGAA